TATTCGGCAGAACCTTTTGCAAAAATTGATGATCGCAAACAATGGGCCAAGGCAAACCCGGCTCTTGGCTATACGGTGGAAGAAAGCACCCTGGCCGAAAGCGTTGCAAGCTCTAGTATTGAAACGACTAAAACCGAAATGCTTACAATGTGGCTGGACAGTTTAAGTAGCCCTTGGCCACACGGCATTTTGGAAGCTACTGGCGATTCTTTTATTAAATTTGCGGCAGATGGTCGATTAACTATATTTGCGTTTGACGTAGGGCTATCCAGGCGCAGTGCCAGCCTAGTTTGCGGCCAATTATTAGATGATGGCCGTGTTGCCGTCGGAATTCTTAAAACTTGGGAAAGCCAGGGCCAAGATGTGGATAACTTAAAAATAGCCGCCGACATTAAAGAAAAATGCGATGCCTATCGGCCGCAGATGGTTTGCTACGATAAATACGCTACGGCTTCTATCGCTGATCGCCTTAGTAACGCCGGAGTAGTTTGCCAGGATGTATCCGGAAACGCTTTTTATACTGCGTGCGGGGATTTATTGGATGGCCTGGTCAATAATCGCGTTGTGCATGCGAACCAAGAGTTATGGGTAAGCCATATGAATAACTGCGCCGCCAAACAAAGCGATTCAGCCTGGCGTATCATAAAAAGAAAATCTGCCGGACCTATTGATGCCGCTATTGGAACCGCTATGGTGGTTCACCAATTAATCAAGCCACAAAGCACCCCAAGTATTGTAAGCCTTTAATCCGACACGCTAAAAGAGCAATACCACGGCTTTTAATTAAATATGCTTGACATATTGAAAAAATACGTGCATGGCGATTCTTGACTTCTTCGGTGTGCGATCTAAAGCTTCGCCTACCCCTAAATCGGAAGTCAAAGCACAATACGCCCCGGCAGTAATGGATTCCCCATTCTCTACATTCTTCGGCGCAAATAATTATGGCGGTTATAACAATTACGCCAATGCTTTAGTTCGCCAAGATGCCATGGCCGTTCCAACTATTGCCAGATGCCGTTCGTTAATTTGTAACACTATTGCCGGAATTCCGTTGCAGATGTATTCAACAAAAACTGGCGAAGAATTACCCAACTTAGTTTGGGTAGATCAACCTGATAAACGCCAGCCAAGAAGCGTAACGATAGCGTGGCTGGTTGATAGTTTAATGATGTATGGGGTCGGGTATCTTTTAGTAACCGAGGTATATCAGGATGATAATCGGCCAGCGCGTTTCGAGTGGATACAAAACGACCGCGTAACAGTTAAATACAATAGTTTAAATACCGAAGTCGATTATTACACTATCGATGGCGGTAATCGTTTGCCTATGTCTGGCGTAGGTTCGTTAGTTACATTTCAATCTTTAGATCAAGGTTTATTAATTAAATCTGCTAACACAATTAAAAGCGCTTTAGATGTTGAAAAAGCCGCGGCAGTAGCGGCGCAAACACCGATGGCCACGGGCTATATTCAGAATTCCGGGGCTGACCTTCCAGATGCGCAAGTGCAAGGCATTTTGGCAGCTTGGAAAACCGCTAGGCAAAATCGTGCGACCGCATATTTGACTAGCACTTTAAGCTATACCCCAGTTTCATTTTCACCAAAAGAAATGTTATATAACGAAGCAAAAGCCTATTTTGCTTTAGAACTTTCGCGTGCTTGCAACGTAAGTGCTGACATGGTTGATGCAGAAGTGCAAAAATCTATGACTTATCAAAACGTTTTAGAACGCAGAAAAGAATTTATGGCTTACACACTTGCACCTTACATTTGCGCTATTGAGGATCGCCTAAGCATGGATGATTTAAGTGCCCGTGGAACTAAGGTTCGCTTTATGGTTGATGAAACTTATCTACGTGCTGACCCGGCGGCTCGCTTGGCAGTAATTGAAAAACTTTTAACACTTGGTCTAATTACTTTAGATCAAGCGATGGAAATGGAAGATTTAACACCAATGGGAAATGAGGATACAAATGCAACTAACGTTCAGTAGTCCTATTGAAGCGGCCGATGCTGGGCGTCGTATTATTTCTGGCGTAGTAGTGCCATTTGGTAAAGTCGGTAACACGTCGGTAGGGCCTGTTGTATTTGAGCGCGGTTCTATTGCGATCCATGACGGAACAAAAATAAAGCTACTAGCGCAACACCGCCCAGATGATCCGATAGGGCGCGCTCAATCCTTTCAAACTACCGACGATGCGATTTATGGCCAGTTTAAAATTTCAGCATCTCAAAAGGGCACTGATTATTTAATAATGGCAAGCGAAGATTTAATCGGTGGCCTTTCAGTCGGCGTAGATGTAATTGCATCGAAGCCCGGTAAAGATGGAACTCTTTATGTGCAACAAGCCGTTTTAAAAGAGGTCAGCCTTGTCGAAAGTCCGGCTTTCTCCGATGCAGTCGTAACTTCCGTAGCCGCTAGCGCTGGCGAAGATATGGTAGATAGCAAAAAAGCCGAAGCAATAAACGAAATTTTTAACGCAGTGGATAAATTAAAAACTATCCAAGATATAGCAAACGCGTTAGAAGAAACCGAAACCCAACCAGAAAACGAAAGTGAGGCCGCGATGACTGAAGAAACTCAAGTCCCCGAAGCCGTATTACCAGAAGCCGCGGCCGCCGATGCGGTTGAAGCTTCACGCCCAACAGTAAAAGCATCAACCCCTTATATGTCCCAAACAGTTCGCCACGGCATTACTTCTATGGGCCGTTACACCGAACACAAGATTAAAGCTTCACTTGGAAACGATGAATCGCGCCTATGGGTATCTGCGGCCGATGATAGTTTTACAACGAACCCTGCATTTTCTCCAAATCAATATCTACGCAACGTAGTTTCAAATACAAACTTCGGTCGTAGCACTATCGATGCGTGCACGAAAGCAGTTTTGCCAAGCGAAGGCATGAACGTGATAGTCCCTACGTTGGTTACAAGCGGTGGCGGCGGAAACGGCGTAGCACCAGTTGTAACAGTAGAAGCAGAAGCAGGTGCAGTTCAAAATACAGGTATGGTTACTGAATACATGACCGCAACAGTGGCCAAGTATTCTGGAATGAATACAATGAGTATCGAACTCATCGAGCGATCTGGGCCGGCCTTTTATGACCAGCTCACATTGCAGTTACAGCGAGCCTATTTAAAGGCAACTAACCAAGCTGCTATTACTTACCTAACTGCTAATTCAACAAACGCGGCTACAACTGCGGCTACTGCGGCAGGTTTGATTTCCTACGCAAGCACTGAGCCAGTAGCGGCCTATGCCGGAACTTCTTACTTCGCGCAAAATTACGTAGGTGGAATTTCACACTGGTCAACACTTCTTGGCGCGACAGATACAACTGGCCGACCAATCTTTAATGCTAACTACCCTATGAACGCTGGCGGTGTTGCATCGCCTACCGGAATTAAGGGCAACGTGCTTGGCCTTAACTTCTCAGTAGACGTTGATCTACCTTCAACAACTATTGATGGTTCAGCTTTCATTATTGCCCCAGAAGCAGTAACAATTTTTGAAAGCCCAACTGCTTACATGTCCGTTAACGTCGTTTCTAACTTGCAGGTCCAGGTAGCCATTTACGGCTTCATGGCACCACTTGTAACAATGACACGCGGAGTTAGAACTTTCAACCTAACCTGATAAATAGGGCAAACCAATAGATGCCGTTACTCCCCTAGTGCCCTTGGGGAGTATCGGTCTAACTACGAAAGGACTAAGGCATGCCAAGCACTTATGTAACCGCCGCTGAATTAAAGGCAAATTTGGGTATTGGCACCCTTTATTCAGATTCCATCGTAGAAGAAGTTTGCCAAACCGCAGAAGATTTATTAAATCAATACTTATGGTTTGACTCATATCCGGTGGTAGGCGCTGGCTTGCAAAACAATATAGCTACTTTAGTTATATCGGCGCCTCTATCATTCGTATCAGGCCAAACAATTACGGTTAGTGGATGCGGAACTATTTATAATGGATCTAAAGTAATTACATCTACTTGGCCATTTACAAATGGTTCTACTACTTTTCCATCGTTATTTAATTTTCCATATACCCCTGGCATATTTCCTTTAGGTTATTCAATTATCCAATTTGCTAAAACAAATGCAAACGATAATTACCACCAAATAGTTCCATATGGCAAAGCTCTTGGCGTCGATATAAAAAGCACCGCTTACGCCTCTACGCCAGCCGTTCGCCAAGCCGCGTTGATCCTGGCATGTGAGGTCTGGCAAGCCAGACAGTCCAGCCAAAATAACGGTATGGCGCTAGATGGCAGCATTTCACCCTGGCGTATGTCGAATTCCTTAATGGCGAAAATTAGGGGCCTTATTGCGCCTTATACATCGCCCCGGTCAATGGTGGGTTAGAAATGGTTGCCGTTACAGCCCTTCGCGCTACCTTGGCCGCAGCTTTAGCAAATGCGTCGGTTTGGTCCGTTTTCTCATTTCCACCGACTAGTCCAATCGCGAACAGTGTTTATATTCAGCCCGACGATGAGTATTTTACTTTTAGCAATAATAAATACGACACCGTAGGACCTACTGCAAATTTTAAAATAGTAATGATAGTTCCAATGTTTGATAACCAGGCTAACTTGGCAGACATCGAAG